TTAACCGCCCGTTCGTACATCTCGAGCTACAGTCCAAGCTCGAGAGCATAGTCTTCGAGCAGATGAAGCCAGGAGCGTACATCATCCTCGCGAACTACGCAACCGAGCCAGCCGGCTGGCGTAGGAACGCTGAGGACCAGGTCGCCGTGGTGCTTCAGAAGCCTGCAACATAGACCGTCAGGTTCTTGAGAGAACGTCTAGGGCCCCTCTTACGTCTTCGTACGTCAAGGGGGGCCCGTATTTTTTGCTCAAAATTTTACAACAAATTATCATAAAAATTTCGACTCCTGAAGTATTGCTGTTACCCTTATTTTTGCTGTATACTTTAATTATACGAAAAAGCGAAGAACGAGGGTTAACGAGCGTTGAACGAGAGCCAGAACCAGAAAACTTGCAGCTGTGTTATTGATAACTGGCCAGCAACTACGTCAATGCTACGTTGCCCTGAGCATGGGATGCCACAGAACCTAGAGGAAACAGAATACCCAGGTTCTGCTCTTAAGTGCGCCCTGCTCATGAGGAAGCCTAGAACTAACGAGATGGTTGCGATCGCACCTATCTACACACCTGATCAGATTCAGCAGTGTCGACTCCGTGGCGAGCAACTAGGTCTCAAGTTTATCGAAACCGCAATTATTTACTCTCCCGTAGATCTAGAGCGTGTTCAAGGTAGCAGTCTCCCAGAACGGCCCAATCCTAATCATGAGCCCGGCTGTGTCTTCTCGAACACGGAACACCCGGGCACCAAATGTTATGTTCAAGACCCGAACTTAGGAGAAGTCATGCCACGTGGAATTGCTGTTGTTTCAGGCGGTCTAGACAGTGTCACGATGCTGTACGATCTTCTCGATCACGGAGATGACATCGAGGTACTGTCCTTCGACTACGGTCAGCGTCATGTCAAGGAACTCACACAAGCTAGGCAGATCGTTCAGGGTCTCGGACTTCAGCACCACACTATTCACATGATTGACTACGGTCAGACTGTTGCAAGCAGTGGAAGTTCTCTGGTCAACTTCAGCACTATCGTTCCTGAGGGTAGCTACGACGGCGAAAATATGAAGGCAACCGTTGTTCCTAATCGAAACATGGTCATGCTGTCAATGGCTGCAGGTGTCGCTATCGCTAGCAAGGCGCATTACGTAGCAACAGCAGTTCATGCGGGAGATCACGCTATCTATCCCGACTGCAGGCCTGACTTCACCAGGAAGCTTCAAGCAGCTATCAGGTCCGGCAATGAAGGCTTTATCGATCCTAATTTCATAATATGGACTCCGTACATTTACAACACCAAGACTGATATCGCCAGGCGTGCTAAGGAACTCAACGTTCCTGTAGAGCTTACCTGGTCGTGCTACAACGGAGGCAAGACTCACTGTGGCCGATGCGGAACCTGTGTTGAGCGTCTCGAAGCACTTCACGATGCAGGAGTAGAGGACAAGACCGTCTACCTGGACACTGAGTTCTGGAAGACAGCAGTCTAGTGCCACTAGTGCATGAGATTCATAGTTCTGAGCTGCGCGGATATCGTCGTTGTCGGCAACTCGGACACTGGCGCTACCGCGAAAACTGGGAACCTATCAAGAAGCCTGCACCTCTCGAGGATGGCACGACCTGGCATAAGGCTCTCGAAGTCTTGTACAACCCTGAGACTTGGGCTCTTCCGATCAGTGAGTTGCATAAGCTAGCCAGCACAGCTCTTATTGCTGAAGCTGAATTGCAGCGCAAGGACTACCTGGAACGTGCAGGCAAGTATCAACTAGAAGAGGAAGAGGCTCTCGATTACGGCGAGCGCCTAAGTATCCTGCGCAGTATGCTTGTCAAGCTCTGTCGCAGTCTCGACCGTGAAAAGTACAAGCCTATAGCGGTCGAACAAGAATACGAGTGTCCGATCAGGAACTCGAACGGTGTACAGCTATGGTGTCGATGCCAGTCCTGTTTCGACAAAGTTATGAACTATGCTGAGAAGCACGGTGAGACTTATCCCGACTGGATCAACGGCCTCCCAGTTACGTTTAACTGTCGTATAGATGCAGTCTTTGAAGACCTTGAAGGATTCGTCTTCGCTGTCGACCATAAGTCGACATCTACCCTGCTACGAGAAGACTCGGTTATTCCTGAACTCGAAGACCAGCTCCCACTATACCTCTGGTGTCTCCGTGAGAACGGTTTTCCAGCAACAGGTGCAATCCTCAACCAGTTCCGCAAAGCCTACCCTAAGCCTCCGAAGCGACTTGAACGTCCGCAGCAGGGTCGACTATACAGTGTAAACAGACTACAGTTGACAGACTACCATACTGCTCGTCAAGTCTTTCGAAACCATGATCCGCGCGCATTCAACCATGGCCTATATAACGAGTACCTAGACTGGTTGAAGGAACACGGGCCAGAATTCTCGCGTGAGTTCCCAATCTTCAAGACTCCAGTACATCTAGATGTTATTGGTCGCAACCTATCGACTCAGGCTAGTGAACTAATCGATCAAGGTCCTGCGATCTACCCGAACCCGGATAAGACAAACTGTGAGCGTTGTTCGTTCCAGCAACCTTGTCTGACAGTACAGGGTGGCGGCGATCCTCAGGGTGACCTTGAAGCTAGCTTCGTCAAGTCCGAGCCCTATTATATTCAGCGCCGAAAGCGAATCTAATGCCTGAGATCAAACGTATAGACTGGCTTTCCATCGCGCCATGGACAACTACTGGCTATGGGCAGCAAACAGCTATACAGACCCAGATGCTTGCGCAGGACTGCGACGTGCAAATCAGTGCCATCAGCGGACTCCAAGGAACGCCTCAAACTTGGGAGCCTAGCGGTGGCCATCCAGTTCAGGTGTGGAACTGCCCTGACGGACTAAGCTTCATCGAGCAGTATCTTCACTTCGAGGCTGACATCGCTATTACGCTGTTCGACCTCTGGGCTGTCGGTGACGAGTTCCCGGACTTGTTCAAGTACATACAGACAGCTCCGATCAAGCTAGGCTGTTGGATGCCGATCGACTGCGAGCCGTTGGCAAAGATCGACGAACTTAAGCTCCGTGGACTTGGCGATCAGGCTACGCCGATTGCTATGTCACGGCATGGTGCGAGGATGCTCAAGGCTGCCGGATTCAGTCCGCTGTACATTCCACATAGTATCGATACTGATCTGTTCAAGCCTGTCGAAGACAAGCGAGCACTACGTGAGAAGCTAGGACTCGACCCTGGCAAGTTTATCATCGGCATGAATGCTGCAAACACTGTTCGCAAGGCATGGGACGAGCAGCTAACAGCCTTCAAACGGTTTCATGCAAGACATCCTAACTCGCACCTGCTGATTCATAGTGCTGAGCAGCGCGACAGCTCAGACGGTGTTAATCTGCTGGTTCTGCTCGAGAACCTGGGCCTTAACGAATGTATAGGTTTCACGGAGCAGTTCAGTTATCGCAACGGGCTACTCGGGCCGCAGTTCCTTGCGAAGTGGTATAACGCAATCGACGTGCTGTCGCTCTGCAGTTACGGTGAGGGCTTCGGAATCCCGATTATCGAAGCCCAAGCTTGTGGCGTTCCTGTAATCGTAAACGACGCTTCTGCTATGACGGAGCTGTCAGTGCCCGGCTGGCAAGTTAGTGGGCAACCCTACTGGAACGCATTTCATAACGCTCGACTGATGATCCCAGACATCGATCAGATCGATCGAGCCTATGAAAAGGCTTATCGCGAATGGCAGAACGCTCAAGTCGTTCGTAGTCCTATACAGGATTGGACTGATCGTCAACAGGGTGCACGTGAGTTTGCCCTCCGCTACGACATACACCGTGTCTACGACAAGTTCTGGCGTCCAGCCCTAGCCCGATTGGGAACAAGTGACTGACATACTTATGGGTGACATGCTCGTTATCATGCCTTCACGAGGTCGTCCAGAAAAGGCGATCCATGCAATTGCAGAAGGTATGACATTTTCTACAGCTCACACACACTACTGGATCGGTGTAGACGAAGACGACCCGAAACTATCCGAGTACGAAGCTATGCTTATGCATAGGCTAGTGCATATGCATGAGCGAGTATTTATAGCTGTCGGACCAAGACTGAATCTGGTTCAATGGACAAACTTTGCTGCGAAGGCTTTTGCAAAGAATTACAGGTATCTAGCATCCTTCGGAGACGACCACGTTCCAGAATCGCTAGGCTGGGATAGTTCTTTGATTCAAGCCATTGAAGGTTCTTCTGGTGGAATAGGAATGGCTTATCCAGAAGACCTGCGACGTAATGATATTCCCGAAGCGGTCGTTATGTCATCCAGCATCGTTTCAGCACTCGGTTGGATGATGGAACCGAGCCTACAACACTTCTACGTCGACAATGTCTGGGCTGATCTAGGCAATGGTGCGAACTGTCTCCAGTTTTGCCCTCACGTAACAGTGCGTCATAATCACTATCAGGCTAACCCGCAAGTACAGCGGGACAATACGTACGCCGAAGCTGAAAGTCATGGCGGCGATGACGAGATGGCCTATCAGCGCTGGCGGACGACAAGAATGGACCAGGACATCCAAACTATTAAGTCACTACGCGGAGAATCATGACTACGAGTACCGAGCTAGTTCCAACGATCAGTGACTTCGGCGGCGTACCGTGCGGGCCGATTCGAAACAAGCCACAGTACATGAAGGCTCTCATCTACGGCAAGCCTGGAGTAGGTAAGACCACACTGGTCTCACAAGCTGCGCGCATCCCAGGTATGGCACCAGTGATGTTCATGACTCCTGATGCGGCTGAAGCAGACACACTCCGCAAGTCCGCTCCCGAAGCTATCGTAGCCATGATCAACAAGTTCGGGCAGTTCGACATGATCTACAAGGCGGCAGCCAAGCTAGCGTCTTCTGGTCAACCGATCCCCTTCAAGACCTTTGTCATCGACACAGGAACTGAAGCCCAGAAGCTAAGCATGAACGACATCATGACAGATCTCGTACTACACGGTCGACCAGGCGGCGGAGAGGTTAACTTCGACGTTCCTAGTCAGCGGGAGTGGGGCGAGTCGATCAACCAGATCCGAACGCTCGTTCGACACTTCCGCGATCTACCTGTCAACTTCATCATGACCTGTCACGAGGCTGAGGGCAAGGACCCACGCAACCAGGCTTGGCTGACACCTGACCTCCCTGGCAAGCTTAAGAACCAGACCTGCGGGATGTTCTCGAACGTGTTCTACCTTGCAGTGGAGCGTACGACTCAGAACGAAGGTCGTACCAAGATCGTATCGGCAGAACGACGCATGCTCTTGACTGGCCTTACAGAAGGCTTCCAGGCCAAGAGCCGCACAGGACTCTTCGAGCGAGTCGTTTACGACCCGAAGCTCGAAGATCTGTATCAGGCAATCATCTCTGTCCCGGACGACAACGTTGGCGTAACGGCTGACGAACTCGTTAAGGCACGGGTGAAGGCTTAGATACAGAATCGGCCCGATTTAGGGCAAGGCAACTAACCATAGGAAAGAGGTGCCATTATGGGCATCAAGGTTAACGTCTCCGAGCAGGAGAACACTTCCGGCGACAGGGGTTTCGATCCCCTGCCGATCGGCAAGTATCACGTCCAGGTCGCAGGCGTGGAACTGCAGGAGTCGAGGTCAGAGAACAACTACGGTGAGCCGATGCTCAACTTCGACTTCATCGTGCAGGACTCGCCAGGGTCGTGGCAGAAGTTCGCGAATCGTCACGACTTCGTCAACGCCTGCTGCTTCGACGGTGCGCTCTACACGATCATCGGCATCCTGAAGGCCCTTCCTTCACAGGAGGGCAACAAGAACGCCTACGAAGACCGTGTCGTGCGGAACAGCGCCGGCGAAGTCATCGAGTTCGACATTCCTACCGAGCCGGAGTACTACGAAGGACAGGAGCTGTTCATCCGGCGCGGTAAGAACAAGAAGCAGGTCGAGAGGTGGCCTGACATGCCGGAGCGCCACATCGAGATTCGCGGCTTCGCGATGTACGATGCGGCAACCGCGCACAAGGGTGCTCCGCAGACCGAAGCGCCGTTCTAACAACTGAATAAGATGAGCGGGGTCGAGTCGCGGCGAGAGGGCTGGCAAACACACGTTTAGCGGGGTTCAATCCCACCGATGCAGATCGGTACCCGTGAGAGAGCGACTGGACGGGCCAGAGCCCCGCTTATCCAGAAAGGATACTAATGTTCCGTATCAGTAAAAAGTTCAACTTTGATGCAGCCCATCGTCTCGACGGTCTACCGATGGGACACAAGTGTGGCAGGATGCACGGTCACACATACGAGGTCGAGCTGGTTCTCGAGAGTCCGATGCTTGACAAGGTTGGCTTCGTTCGTGATTACGGCGAGCTGTCGACCTTCAAAGACTGGCTCAACAATACGTTCGATCACCACCTGATCAACGAAACTGTTCCCCAGCCGACTGCTGAGAACATGGCGATCTTCATCTACAACAAGGCGGCATCGCTGTATCACGAGGTCGTAGCAGTTCGAGTCAGTGAGACAGGTAACACGACGGCCTGGTTCTCACCGCACAGTCTTCCACCACTCGACACGATCCTGGACGCGATCGAGTCTCTGGCCAGTGAGCCTCACAACAATCCTGAACGCCGTCGTCTCCAGGTTGCACTAAGGACACTGGCCTGATGCTAGAGCCTATCTACACTGCGAACTACAGCGCGAATAGGATCCATCTCGAAGATGCTACCCCTGAAGAGCTTATGTATGCTCTGCTCGAGAAGGTCATACCTGACTTCGACTGGGGCGACGACGACGTTAGGGAGACTCCTCGACGTTTCGTCAAGATGCTTCGTGAACTGACTAATGCGAGCGAGGACTGGAAGTTCACGACTTTTCCGTCCAATGCTCACGAAATGGTCATCGTTAAAAACATCCGTTTCGTAAGTCTCTGTTCACATCACCTCGCACCGTTCACCGGGATCTGTCACGTTGGATATATTCCAGGTGATAAGATTGCAGGCGTGTCTAAGATCGCACGGCAGATCCAGACTGCATCCAAGACACCCGCAGTACAAGAAGAACTAACTACCTCGATCGCCGACGCCTTCGACGACATTCTCGACCCGCAAGGTCTTATCGTCATTATGAGGGCGCGCCACTCATGCATGAGTCTACGGGGAGCACTCGCGCATGAGAGTGAAATGATCACCAGTGCTGTTCGTGGAGTGTTCTACCAAAACGAACGCGGCACGAAGGAAGAATTCATGCGCCTGATAGGACTATCATGAACGCGATGGACATAGCCATTATTCCTCCCGGAGCTCTTGCTCGACAGTTCTGCGAGGGTCGTACATGCCAGATGGCCCTAGCCGGTGAACTAGAGCATGGCATGATCCAGACAGACTACAAAGAGTTCTACAACCAGTCCTGGAAGATTAGAAGCGTTCACTGGCTTCTTGACAACGGTGCCTGGGAGACAGAATCGCTAGACCCGGAAGCACTGCTTCGTATAGCACACAAGTACGCAGCAACCGAAATCATGGCGCCTGACGTACTCTACGATCCGTCTGCAACTCTAGACAAGACCCTTGAGTTCATAAAGGTTCTCAGAGAATACCATCCTGAATGGAGCTCGCGAGTACTGCCTAAGCCACGGATCGCAGCAATAGCACACGGCTCGTCAATTCGTGAGTCCATGTACTTCATCGCTCAAATCCACCAACAGGCTCCTGAAGTTAAGACTATCGCTATCAGCCGAACTACCACGTACAGAAGTGGGAACCCTACAGCTAGGCTGGAACTAGCTCTCGAGATCAAGCGGCAGTATCAGAACGAGTACCAGGTGCACTTGCTCGGCTTCAGCGACAAGTGGCCGACCGAGATCCAACACTGCAACTCGTTCCCAGGACTCGTTCGCAGTCTGGACACGATTGCGCCCTTCTCGTATGCCTACAACGGCTTCTCGATGGAGACTGTTGGCACAGTTGATGTGCCAAGGCCTAATAACTACTTCAGCCTTACACCTACAGACTTCAACCCCGCTCTGGTCGAGCACAACATCGCAACGCTCGATAAGTGGGCTCGTACTGCGATCCATGGAGTACGAGCAGCGTGACTATCAAATTCGTAGCTATCCCACCGAACCAGGACTTCGATTTCCCAGAAGGCTTCCGCGTCGTAGAATTCTACGGCGTCAGTATCATGGGAGGCCGTCCAACATCGGCGCTAATCACGAACGAACCTGATACACGTGTCTACAAGCCAGAAAACGTCGCTTGGGGACCAGGAGAGTTCACGTATAGCGATCAGGAACCTGAGCAGGTTCAGGTGTCTTCATTCGCGATAACCGAGCCCGACGGGAGCCGCGAAATCTGTGGCAAGCCGTACAACGGCGTCCTCTGTTCCTTCCCTCCACACGCTAAGGGTCGACATTCATTCGAACCTGAGGACTCTAGCGACGCTGAAATCCGCCCAGACTACTATAAGGGCAAGAACGATCTCGAGCCTTGGGACGTTATCAAGGCGTTCGACCTCGATTACTGGCGAGCTACTGCTGTTGCTTATCTATGCCGCGCAGGCCTCAAGGACGATGAACCGACGCTAAGCGAAATAGCGGACTTGCGCAAGGCCTACACCTTCATCGGCGAGCGTATCAGGCAGCTGACCGCTGAGTTCAAGCCGCCTGCAGACGAATACATGCCTATGGGCGAATATATAAAGAAACGATACCCAGCCGAGTTTTACGAGCCTTGCGGCAACCCTAACTGCCTAGGTCATGCTCGCGGTGAAGATGCGCCGAACCCTGATGAAGGTCTTCACGGCGCTTACTAGTGAGCCTTGAGGACCTGCTAACCTGGAGTCCGTATTGCGGTAGTCAATATCGCAATACGGACAAACGGTGCACCCGCAACGATCACCCAATAGAGACACTGCACCGAGCGGAGGACGGCTTTGAATGGCCTGACCGAGATAGCTATTGTACCGACGCGTAGGCACCCTCTCGCTAACTGTGAAACATGTCCTCTCAATACACCTGACTACGGATTCGTTCCTAGTTCTGGTCCAGACAAAGCGCTGATAGGTCTAGTCGGACAGAACCCTGGCAAGAACGAAATCAAGTATGGTCGACCATTCATTGGACCATCCGGCAAGCTTCTAGATAAGACACTGCAAGCATTCTACTTGCGTCGTGACGAGATGTTCATCACGAATGCCTGTCTCTGCACGGACCGAACTAATCCTAGCTTTACTCCTCCTCCAGCAGCGGTTACCGCCTGTCGACCTAGACTGCTTGCAGAACTAAGGCAGCACAGTGTCAAGAGTGTCGTTGCTATGGGGAACACTGCTGCACAGTCTCTACTAAAGACTAAAATCGGTATCACCACTCTTCGTGTCGGTCCTTACCGAAGTAGTGACGATCTGCCTGGTGTCAAAATCATCCCCACGTTTCACCCAGCTGCATGCCTTCGCTCGTCTGCTTCCTTCCCTTCGATGTGTAATGACTTCCAGAAGCTCGTTACTAATCAGCCTCCTTGGAAAGAACCTACAGTACGTATCTTCGATAGTGTCAAGGGTTCGCTATTGGCTATTAAGATACTGCGTCGCAAGTATCGCAAGGCAGTCGTAGACATTGAGGTCGCGATTGACAAAGAGAAGTCCTTCGATCACCCTAACCGTTTTGGTATGCTATGCATCGGCGTCTGTGTCCAGAGAGGCGTCGGTATAGTCTTTGGCGAGAAAGCCTGTAAGTCTAAAGAAGTCCTTGCCGAACTAGCTGCCTGGTTTAAAGAATCCGAACTGATCTTCCAGAACGGGAAGTTCGATATCGGAGGCTTGCACCCTCTAGGTTTCCTTGACCTGGTCATAGCTCAGGACACCATGTTCAAGAGTTATGTACTAGACGAACGATCTGGCATTCATGGGTTGAAGTACAACGCCGTTGAGAAACTAGGAGCACCCCGTTATGACGAGTTCCTAGCCACGTATATTCCGCGAGGAGGAAACTATGGACATATACCACGCAGGCTCCTCTACATCTATAACGGGTACGACGTTGTTGCTACCTGGGAGCTCGATGAGTTCTTTGACGGGGAGATCAATCGAGAGGACGCCCTCCACCTCGAGCCTATACGACCTCGTGCTGACGGACAATGGTGGGGTCTACGGCGGCTACACGATTTCCTATGCGACGCCGCGACCAACTTCGTCTACACGGAGCTAAATGGTTTCGCTGTAGACCTGCCTTACAACAGGCAGCTCCAGAAAGAGTACAAAGCTGAACTAGCTGGCTACGAGAAGATCATGTTCGACATTGTCGGACCGTTCAATCCTCGATCACCAATGCAGGTCAAGGATGTTCTACACGAACTGAAGATCGAAATTCCGAAGCTAAAGAATCAAAAAGGCGTCCTGGCAGAGACTACGAACGCCGAAGCTCTGAATATGATGTACGATCGAGCTAAGGACCGTCGCGGGAAGAAGCAACATCGAACGATCTTGCAGGGGCAGATCGTTAAGGGTGGCGACCACGAAATAGGTCCTGAAGTTATCGAGATCAGTCACGAGGACAAGGTCGTTACTTTTCTCGAGACCATGCTTAAGTATCGCAAGGCTGCCAAACTGGATGGTACCTATGTCTCAGGACTCCGCAAACACATCTATCGGGGTCGTGTATACCCCACCATCATGCTGCACTCAACCAACACTGGAAGGCTGTCTCAGAAGAAGCCAAGCCTGCAAGTCATACCTCGTGGTGATAAACTGCGACGACAATACCGAGTTGCTAAAGACGATCATGTGCTCATCGGAGCCGACTATGGCCAATTGGAACTCCGAGTACTAACCTGGCTAGCTCAGGACGAGTACTTCGCTGAGATCTTCAGGGATCCTTCTCGTGACTTGTTCGATGAACTGCTACCTATCGTTAGGCCGGAGCGTTCACACAGACTAGCTTCAGCTTCCAAGAAGGACAAACGGATTATTGTCAAGGCGTTCGTATATGGTCTTGCGTATGGCCGAGAAGCTAAATCCATTTCGGACGAACTCGATATTCCGATACGGGACGCTCAAGCAATGTACCGAGACTTCTTCCGAGTCATTCCAAGTATTGTTGCGTTCCGTGAGAAAGTCAAGTGGGCAGCCTTGCACGGAGAAGACCTCATTACTCCGTTCGGAAGGCGTCGACGGTTCAACCTAATCACGGACGAGAATATCAAGGATGTTCAGAACGAGGCGATGGCTTTCTATCCGCAGTCCATCGGCTCAGACATTTGTGTTCAAGCCTTCAATATGCTGCGGCCAGAGCTTAAGGGTACTGCTTGGTGCCGCAACACGATTCACGACGCATTGTACTTCGAGACGCACCAGGATAACGTCGAGTACGTAGCCAATCTAATGCGGAAGCGTATGATCGAGTCCGCATACTCGATATGTGGCGATTACGTTCCGTTCATCACCGACGTCGAGGTTGGCAGGAACTGGGGCGACATGATTGAGCTAGAAGACTGGCTCGAAGGAAAGCGCCCTTATCCTTGTGCGGTCGAGCTCTGGAAGCCGTCGATGTTCGAAGCTGCATAACAGACCCGACGCTCTCCTGGCGGACGAGAGGAGAGCGCCGGGCGTCTGTTGCAGCCAGATTTACTTCGTAACAAAAGTAATCTGGCCGGGTGCGCCTTCGGTATGCAGATCCGCACCGATAGGCACGACAGTAACGGTGTAAGTGTGTCCGGACTCTAGGCCAGAGTAAGACGCCTGCGGAATGGACACAGTATTCGTCTGGCCGTCGATCGGTCCCGGTCCGTTGATCTTACAGTTGAACCGAGCCGCATTGTGTCCCGTCCAAGCTACGGTCGCGTCATTGTAGCTAACGCTCACGATGCGACCGTCAGATACAGCTGGTGCGGTCGAAGGTACTGGTGGTGCAGGCGCCTGATAGGCTAGCGCGGCGAGCTCGTCGACTGTGCCGCGGAAGATCGAGCAGTCCCCGTAGCCAATGCCGGGCATGTTGAAGTTGCCTGTGAACTGCCAGAGGATGTGCGGGCTGGACGGCTCCACGCCGTTGTAGTCCGCGAGCCACTGGACCGGTAGTACTCCGTGCGCCTGCCCGAAGTAAAGACCTGTATAGGTCCACAGGTACTTCGCAGGATAGCCGAGAGCAACCATTCGGTTGTACCAGGCTGTCAGCATCTGGTGCGTCCCCACCTGGTCCTCAGCAGCTGTTGCTTCCTCGAAGTCCGCGATTAGCACTTCGCCAGGCTGTAGCGCACCGACAAGTCGATGCATCGCGTCAGCCTGCGCGGCGCCGTCCTGACCGGCGACCAAGTACTGATAGATGCCAACGAACTTCGCGCCCAGCTTATGCAGCTGGGCTCGTCGGGCTCCGCCATACCAAGCTTGATCGTCATGCTGGTCACCGTAAGCTGCTCGAATGACGACCGCATGACTCCAGGCTAGGTAGACTGCGTCTACAATGTTCGGTTCGTACTCGCTGATGTCTGCCAGAAGCGTATACGTCCCCGAGAAGGTGACTGCCTCTGATCGTTCGCGACCGCCTGCACGTAGTGGTCTAGTGTTTATCATGTTCGTCCGCCTTTCGGTCGGGCTGTAGGCGACTGAGTCCCGTAGGTCTCAGCCGCCTACAGGCTCAGTACGCTCTAGGCGTACCTTCTAGATGGAACTAGAATGGCCAGTTCCAGGGTTCCCATGTCGCGCCGTCGGTGGAGTAGGTGGCGTAGACGTTCCCATCGGTTCCGGTGCCGGTCGCGATGAACTTGCCTGCGGCGTCCTGGATGAGCGTCAGCGTCTTCCACGGACCGCCAGGCACGTCGATACCGGTGCCGTTGATCTCGAGATTGAACGGGGCGGCCATCAGAACGGCCAGTCCCCGGACGGACGGGTCCAGTGGACACCGTCAGTGGACTCCTGCGCGTAGCAGTAGCCGTCAGCGGCGGTGCCGGAGCACACGTACTTGCCGTTGGCGGTCTCTGTGAAGGTAACCGTCATCCACGTCCCTCCTACCGCGTTCCCGTTTAGCTTGACTGTCATTCCCATCGACTTTCTCTTCTCCTTCTTTTGGTGTCAGACTCCTGGGTTGGGAGTCTGAGTCTCGGTTACAGGGGTAACGACTGTCGTCGAGTACGTCCCTGGAGTCGTCGGTGGCACCGTCGGAACTGGTACCGCAGGCTTTGGTGCGTTCGGAACGAGGTAGACCAGTATCGCCGTGATACCTGCAATGAGCGTATCCGCCCAGTGTGCGCCGTTTGCCCAGGTCGTCAGGCCTGCTGAAACGGCACCGAGTATGGCGACGATGAACTTGTTGTACTGGAGTATCTTCATTGCTGCGCCTCCTTGTGCGCTTGCACGATCTCCGCATACGTCGGAGCTTTATTCGGAAGGTCTGGATGATGTCGCCGACACACTTTCCACGGAGTACCTTCCAAGTCATGATGTCCTATACGCCAGCACCATCTGGTGTGACAGTTGTGTTTCCTGAAGAGCGTCAAGAGCACGCCGCTTAGGCTGACAGCTAGACCGAACTCAGTCAGGTCAGAGCCGAATCCTGACCAGAAGTTGTAGAACCCGAAGTGGCCATACGGCAGTCCGTAGTCACTTCCGGTAACGTGATCTAGCCAGTGCCAAAACATGTCTAGCCTTCGGTATCCTTCGGAGTCGCTTCCTTCTGGGCTTCCGAAGCTGCTTGCATCTGTCCTAGCACCTCAGCTAGAGCCTGTTCACGAACCTGCGATTCCTGAAGAGCTGCCTCAAGAACAGCAGTCTTCGATACCTCTTCTACTAGTCGTGCCTTCAGAATGTTGATGACCCGAACTGGGTCAACCTGAAGACCTGCAGTGGTGTCCGCCATCTGACTCTCCTATCCTATCTGACCGCCCCATGTTGGAGACAGTAGAGTGTTGAAATTGATCGCAGCCGTCGTACCGTCAGCGTTTACTAGCGCTATCTGTCCGTAGTAGACACCTGACATAGTACTCATGTATCCGATCAGCTGAGCCGCCCAGGCAGCGTCAGATACGCCTCCTGGATTCGCCGGATTAGGATCGGTTGCGTATCCGAGCTCCGCTAGAACCGTTGCTATAGGCTGCCCAGACGCCTGCAGTGGAGTCATCAGGTTGTTAGCCTTTTGTGCCAGGTTTCGCAACGTTACTGCGAGGTCTGTCAGAGAGGCATCGATGGCGCCTTTATTAGTCTGTACTCCTACAGACATGCCGTTACCACCTTTCAAGGGTCGAACCTATTCCTGTTACGTTGTAGCTGCTGCCACCATTCCAAGTGCCGAATATTTGGAACGTGGTAGAGCTGGTGGTATCTATTGTCCCTGTCGTAGTAATAGTAGATACCAGGTTGCCTCCAAGGAAGAAGTCTAGGTTGAATATCGCAGAGCCACCGGAACCTGCAGACACGATCAGGATAGTTGCTTCACACTTCCAGCCTCGACCAGACGAGGCCGCGCCTACAGTGATCACGCTCGTTGCCCAAGTACCGCCGAATGCTGCAATCTGCATGCCGAGTGATTGATTAGCATTACCGTTATCGCAGGTACCGAATACCTTTAGTCGATAACACGTACCTGCGTGAACTGCATCATTCGCCGGAATAGCCCACGGCGTGTTCAAGTGTGAGTAGCCAGTAGTTCCGTTGCTAAAGCTGTTTACGTTACCCTGGGAGCGCCCAACTCCGCCTTGGAAGCCAGAAGCTGTAACAAACTGAATAGCGCCGGTCGTGTCGGTGAACATAACAGCACTACCGAACGACGGAGTAGTTGGAGTAGACGCTCCATACATCGTCAGGTTAGTGGCAGCTAGCCCGTAGGGATAAGGATTGGTATACGGATCGCTTCCAGCCGCGCCCGACCAGCTACCAACTAGGTTCCCAGAGCCTGGAGTGCCGCTATAGATTAGAACTTCACCACTAGTACCGTCAGCGATAATCGACGTACCTATAATAGTTCCAGCATTAATCTGTGCGCTGTTAACTACAGGAGCGTTTAGGGTCGCGGTAGTAATAGTGGTGCTGTCTACGATCCCTGCAACAACGATGCCAGAAACCAGCAAGTTAGCAGCGATCGTTCCAGCTGCAATCTTATTACCAGTAATCGTGCCAGCCGCGATCAAGCTGCCAGTGATCGTCGTCGCGGCGATCTGAGCCGCGGTAATCGTATTGGCAGCAATCTGTGTTGCAGTAATCGTGTTCGCGGCGATCTGTGCCGCGGTAATCGTGTTTGAGGCTATCTGTGAAGCTGTAATTGTGTTAGCAGCTATGTTACCGGCAGTGATCGTTCCAGCTGCAATAAGACTGCCAGTAATCGTCGCAGCTTGAATCAGCGACGCAGTGATAGTTCCGGCAGTAATAACATTCGTTGCGTTCCAGGTAATGGCAACCCAGGTAGTTCCGTTATACTGGTTAATCTGATTACCGGCGCTTGAGTTAATCCAAATGTCACCGTTGGCGCCAGAGGACGGAGCGGTAGCCGAAATCGTTGTCGTAATGCCGCCGAGGCCGCGAGCAGTAACCGATGGTGATAGACCATTAATCCCTAGCTGATACGGCTGCCACATTGTGCCGTTCCAGCGATAGGTTCCATTCATCAAAGCTGTATCGGTGCCTGCCAAGCTGACAGTCGGATTCGGCAGCGTAATATGGAACGGACCAGACTCAGTATTAACGGCGACACTGCCACTTAGACTAGTACTGAGTCTGGGCAGCGTTATCGCAAACGAACCTTTATGAGCTATCTTGCCGGAGAGGTTAGTGGTCGGATTCGGCAACGTGATTGCGAACGAGCCACTTTCACCGGTTGCAGCTTCGTACAGCATGACCGAGATGCCAGTGGTGCCGTCCGACCCTGCATCGCCCAGGTTGGGGCTCTGGGTGGCGTTGGCGCAGTTGGTGTTGTAGGCGATCGGGTTGCCGTTGGCGTCGATCTTGTAGGTAAAGCCTGAGGTGGTACCCGCCGTTGCCGTGCCATTGTCGTAGCAGCAGCCCCAGTACAGGTCTCCCGAACGTGTCGGGGTGACCGGGGCCATCTTCGCGCCGGTTACGACGTCGACAGTTCCGGTGTTGTCGAGCGTGAGGGCGGAGAATCCCAGCGTGTTACTAAACTCCGAGCCGAGAGCACGTAGCGTTATCGTTGTACCTGCGTTGGTAGTTACAGTAACAACGGCTGAGCTAGTACTAGTGACCTTGCCGAGGAAAATAGCGCAGGTCGCTGTGTTGCCTGCGCTGGACAAGATGTGCGACGGCGACCCGATAGGCGCCCAAGTAACGTTTGAGCTGGACAGCGCGGTCGCGTAGTCAGCGTTATTGCTTGGGCAGGTGATGCCCATGAGGATGAAATCCCCGACCGCGGCAGGGGTCAGCGTGAACTGCTTCGAGGTGACAACCGGATCAATAATCGGCGTAACGTTCGTAAACGACATACTAACCTCCTAACCGCTAATCGTGGTCAACTAGATGTCTTAATCCAAATATCGCCTACATGCGGACTAGGAGGCGCAGTCGGAGACAATGTCGTATTTATAGCTCCGATATCCTGAGCAGTAAATGATACTTGCCCGCTGCTAATACCAGCCGCTGCTGCTAGTTGCGAACCCAGAATATTTGCATTGTTCGCGATCTGAACTGCGCCGATCGCACCGATTGCTATTTGTGCAGTCCCTACCGCATTGTCCGATAGCAGTGCTTGCGTGATGGCATTGTCCTCGATCGAACTAGTGCCCCACTGGTATATCGTCCACTGAGCTGTGCCAGCGTTGTACACCTTCATGATCGGTGCACCGCTACTATTGTCAAACCAAAAGTCGCCACCGTTAGGACTTACTGGAGGAGTCGGACCAATTGTAACCTTGGTTCCATCAGCACCAACGACGGTTACATCTGCTGTAATCTCACCAGTACCATCAGAGTTGACCGCCCAGCCTGTCAAGCCTGGCACGTAGTTCGTCGATGTCAACGAGGACCGAGCTAGCGTAGACCCGACCGCGACTGGATCTGCAATGATCGATTCAACAGTAGATAGCCGCCGATTAAGCGTCGCGATCATACTAGCGATCCGCTGATCAACAGGTGTCGGGTGCGCAACCATTAGCTAAGTGTCCCTCCCAATAGCGGGCCGAGCTGCCACTGGACCTGCTCTGTTTGCTGACCGGTCGGGAACGTCAAGCTCCAACCGGTAATCTGGAACAATTGTGTTACTCCCGGCACTCCATATGGCCCTGCTGGGTGCAAGTCTGAAGTGCCTGCAAAGTATACCTCATCGCCAAGTAGCACATCACGAATCCGAGGCATAGCCCCCTCACCCGCCATAACAATCGGCGTCAAGTTGCCTAGAAGCGTTAGTGGATACAACGAACCCTGCGCAAACGAATCTAGCTGGGCTTGGCTACTGACTGTTCCAGAAAATGACGTGCTTCCCTCTAGAAGCGGGAACCCTGCGGATAGCTCTGAGGTCGCAACCGCCTTTGAGGTAAAGGAAGCTGTCGCGCCGCTACCTGTCACCGTCAGACTATTTACTGGATTAGTCGGTACCCATTGCCATCCGTAGTCCACCATGTGATAGCTAGGAACGATCATCTGCAGATGTGTCTGTGAGTAAGACCGACCAAGCTGAGGCAATCCTAGCTGGACCTGTGTGTACAATGATCCAGAATCTGTGATAGCAGGCGTTAGCGCGTACTCCATCAGAAATGTCGTGACAAGGTCGTTCCAGGCATCGTAAA